GCCACGTCCGGTCGCCACGCGGAACAACGCATGCTCGGCAATGCCGACCCTGTCCGCGTCCTCTGTGATCATGCACAGCGTGTTTGGGACATCACGCGTGCCCGTGCACGTGTCGCACTCGTGCGACACCCATTTCGGGTCCTTGCCGGAGTCACTGCCGTCACATCTGCTGTGGCGGCCATTGCCTACACCCATCCAACCGCCGTCATTGCGACGTTCACGGTCACAGCGACATGCTACGCCGTTTACGTCACTCGCGCCTCCCAAGAACACGCCCCATTCAGCGTGACCGCCCTGGTTCCACCAGCGGGGATCCATATGGGGCGAACCCGCGAATTGTGGGAGCCAATGCGCGACTTGACGATGCTTGAAGATGGTAGGCACAGGCAGGACCAGTGCACCGACCGCATTGTCTCCGCCGCGCGCCGTCTCGCGCGCAACCGACACTTGAAATTTGTCAGCAGCCTCGCCGGTCATCGCACCGCGCGCTCCGCCGCTGTTGTCGGTTGCGGCAATCGTGCCCACACCACCTCACCGTGCACTGGCTCGTGTACTGTTTGTGTGTCACAGTCTGATGACATGACCCACCACACGATCCCTCCAGTGCACTCCACCACCGCTTGCCTTCACAAATCCAACAACTACGTCCGCAAGATGATGGGGATCATTTCGAAGGAGGTGCGCCGGCACGCGCACGAGGAGACGGAGTGCCCGCTCGTCAGCAACACGGTAGATGAGATTACCGTGATGGAACTGTCCTTCGCTGAGGCTGACAGAAAGGGCGTCGTGCTGCACGATCACTGGGTTTCGCTCATGCCCTTCGTGCACCCGGGAGCGGTCGAACGGGTCTTTTGCGCCCGCGATGAGTCCGCGTTCTTGCGATACATCCGCCGCCCGGGGCCGATGAGCGATGAAGAGCAGCCCAATTGTGCGGATCTGCTCACACAGGGCATGGCCAGTGCTCGAGCCGCGTATGTGCAGAACGCGGATGTCACTCGGCTCCGCCAGTTCGAGGGGGTTTTGCGCAAGATGCACGATCCCACAACGAACGTGGCGCTCTTTCAAGAGGAGATGGCCGGACACCCGAAAGCGGCCTTGTATACAGGCCAGCTCAAACGGTGCGGGCGGCCCTTTTTCGGGGATCGGGACAAATCGGATCGAGACTGCTTTGTCAAGTCCGAGGTCAAGAAAGGAAGCGCGAACAAGACCACGCTGCTTGACCTCATCGATCGTGGCGTTCTCCCTCCCATCGACCAGGTGAACGCGACCAACATCGGGGAGATTCTTGAAACCATCCGCACAAGGTGCGACCTCCCCCGCCTGATCCGCATCCCCCGGGACAACGTGTTCGAGCCACACGTTCTCCACAAGTACGTTGACGCCGTCATCAAGGACACTCTGGGTTTTAAACACCCGAAGACAACGCGCGTCACCGCTGGAGCCGACAAACACCGCGTGCACGTTGACCTCAACGCGGTGTGGGCATCCGCAGGCTCGCCTGCTGACTGGTCGTCGTTTATTCGGCACGGGCTGACACTGCTCGAAGACGACCAGCCCGTTGCTGCTGTCGACTTTTCATCGTTCGATCACAGCCAGTCGCGCGAAGTGCGGGCAGCATTCTACCGCGCTGTGCGCGATATTTTGCGCGCCAGCAACGCAAGCGACGCCATCCTTCAGTGGTATGATCGATACGCTGAGCAGCAGATGGCGACCGCCTTCTCAGTGCGGTCAGGCCGCCGCGGCGCGGCCATTTATACTGCCCGGGTGGACGGGCAGAATATGAGCGGTGATAGAGAGACGGGCCTCTCTAACACGCTCATCCACCACGGGGTGCTCATCGCCGCAGCACTTCGCCTCGCGGCGTGCATCAGCTTGTGCCTCGCGCGGCTGGACGGCATCGAGCTGCCCCCCGAGGCCATCGCCTTTCTTGCTGCCAGCGGGTTTCCCTACCACGCATTGACTCGCCAGCAGCTGTTGCGGTGCCTCCGAGCATGTGAGGATGGTCATGTTATTGACATCATGGCCATTCTCCAAGGCGACGACGCGCTTTACTTCAGCGCCCTCAACGTCAACGGGGTGAATGCCTTCGTTGTCGAATGCGCGTACGTCGCCACTGAAGCCGGCATCATCAGCAAGTGTGAGCTGCAGACCCACGATCAGATTAACTTCTGTGGGCGACACTGGATGATGTGCCGGCATCCCGAAGACCACCGCTTCGGCGAGACATATTGTTCTCGACGCGTTGACGGTGAATGTCTTTGCGACCTCGGACCTCACCTTGACGCGGACTTGGTGATTGTGCACCCCAATTGCTTCGCGACACAAAACATTGTGTCAGCCGGTGCCTGGCCTGAGCGCGTCGCGGACTTTGTGGTTGGCATGCGTGTCGAGGAACGCAATCTTGCCATCCCACTCGTCCCGGTTGTGCGCACCATCGCGGCATTTGCGCGCAACATTGACTCATGCGGCCATCCGACCGTGTCGCGCGAGGATTTGTCGCTGACCGTTCGGCGCGACCTACGGAAGATTTGTACGATCTGCCCGGGCTATTTCGCGTGCGACGCTGTCCGCGATGCGTGCGAACGGATGCGCCAGCGCGCCAACATG